GAGGTACCAAATTGGAGAGATAATTCCGGATCGGTTCTTCGTCGTATTCTTCCATGGAACTTCGCCAAACAAGTAAAGGAAGCCGATACAAAGTTAGATGAAAAGCTAAACGCCGAAATACCAATTATTCTGTTAAAGTGTATCAGAGCATATCTCGAATACAGTCAAAAATACAGTAACAAAGATATATGGAACATCACACCCGAATATTTCAAAATCATACAGAAACAAGTCGCCATGGTTGCGAGTACATTACATAATTTTATGGAATCTACCAGCTTAGTGTATGGTCCAGAATTGTGTTGCCCACAAAAGATATTTGTACAGGTATTTAACCAGCATTGCCAGAGTAATAACCTAGGGAGACCAAAATTCAACCCCGACTTCTACGCGGGACCATTTTCATCCAGAGACATAGAAGTACGAAATGCGACAGAAACATACGAAGGTCGCATATACCCGATACAACCATTCATATATGGACTAGATGTGGTCAAGGAGTCACTCGAATTTGGTGATGATCATTAGAAAAAAAACATTACTAAATATTAATATGAACATCCCACCGGGTCGGTTCATGCGTAGAGAGATACCCCAAGCCAGACCCAGGGTTGGGGGTGCGCCTCCTATAGATGAATTTCTTAGGCAGTCCAACGTAAAAGTCACACAAAATAACTCAAATTCCAATTCCAATTCCAACTATACAGAAGAGAACCTTCGTTTAGCAAATGAGATAGAACGTGAAATGTTAAGAAAACAACACGTCCCCCAGCGATTGGAAAATAAAATCATTAGTAACGCAAACTATGGAAATCTGAATAAAGTGGTAGCGGAGAGCCCATCCAACAACAATGTGGGGAATTTCCGAGAATTTATGTATCTTTCAAACAACGAAAATAATGAAAAATCGCCCAATAAAAATTTAACAGTGAGCAAATTGAATATGGGTATGTTCAACGCAACCGTGAATAAAACATTGGGACCGGGAAATCGGGTGGATTTGATAAGCATATTACGAAAGGTACCAATGCCTAAAACACAAATTTCAAAGGATCTTTATGTAGAAACAAAAGAAATAAAGGGTATATATGGTCAATTTAAAACTGGTTTCACACACTCTAGACAGTATGGTGCCAAGGGAGATCTGTCTATGCCATTTTTCACCGTACAATTTAACATTCAAGTTTCAACGAATGACGAAACAAAGGGTGCCAGTATAAATATCTACAAAAATGGAAAGATTCGTTTTTCTGGGGGTTTCGTGGGTGATAATATAGAAAATCAGGCGGAGGTTATACGAAGCTTCATTGTGGATAACTACACAAACCGTTCCGAATTATTATATAACCCATTTGAATATAACAATTTAAGTGGGCAGTTTAAAATTAATGGAAACTTTAACAATTTAAACAAAATCGCAAGATCTGCGCATGTGTATGGTTTAGAACTCCACAGCTATGAACCGGAATTGTCGCCTTTCTTGTTTATGAAACATAAAATGGCCGGGGATAGAGAACATACGTATATTATATCCAAATCTGGTAATGTTCAGATTTCGGGCGTCGAAACGCCATCTAGGATGCTTCAGGCGTATAATAAGGGTGTTGAGATTGTCAATTTAATGTATCAAGACGGGGAGATATCAGTGACAAAGGCGAAAGTATCCTCCAACAAGAGAAAAAATTCCTCAACCTGTCCCCAAGCTCGGCGTCCTCCGTGTAAGAGTGGATTTGTTGAACGAAAAAACAAGAAGGGATTTAAATGCTGTTACAAAAAGACAAAGTCAAATACAAAGAAAAAGACAAATGCGTCCAAATCTTTACCTATCATTAACGGTGACAGAATAGGGACTAAAAAGTGTGAGAGATATTCACAAACAGAATTGTATGACATCGCAAGAAAACTTGGTATTGTCAATATCAAAACAACAACATCAAAGAGTATGTTGTGTCAGATGATCAAAAAGGTTGGGACAGAACGGGCACAGATTGCCGCGTTTAAAAATGGAGGCAAGGAATACAAACTCACGGGCTCGGGAGGAAAATTCCGGGTTGGTAAGAAATTGGCGAAATTATATACCAAAGCGGATTTAATACGATTTGCTAAGATTATGAAGATTTCGATTAATGAAAAGAATGATAAGGACACGATCGCCAAGAAAATGGAGAAAGAGCGAAATAAACTATCGAATAAAGCAAAAGCAGAAGCGGCAAAACCTAAACCGAAGCCAGTTAATAAAAAGGCGGAAAATATGAAAATAAAATTGGCCGCGAAAAAGACCAAAAATGAACTTAACAAGAAAGAAATGCTCAAACGACGACGTCTCACAAATGAAACCATAAAGAGTGATATAATTGAACTTTATGGGAAAACGTGGATAAAAAAATACAAAAACGTGATGGAGCCGATCACCAAGGATGTTAATCGTATGAAAATAGAATTAAATAAACGAATTCGGAATAACCCCAATATACGAACGGACAAGCGATTTAATATATTCCCCAAAGCTGTCTTAGACGCATTCAAAAGAGAGATAGTCGGCATGTGGAAAATGGAAAGGAGGGGAAAACTTAATAAAGAGGTCATTAAACGAAATCTCAACCTTAGAAATGTTCCAAACCGATTGCGTAATAGTTACAAAAACGCGGTAGCCAATTTCGCAACCAGTAAAATAGGTAACAAATTTCCCGGAAAGAAACAGGTAGATAAGTTTAAGAAAACATGGTTAGAACTTAGAAAATAGAATTTTATATAAACATATGAAGGATATTCATAATTCTCTTTTAGAACGTTTAAAACTTGGAAAAGAGAAGTATGGTCATGGGGTGAGAGTGGATTTGGATACACAAACATGGGGAACCCAAAAAAATTCCTGGCTAGAGATGGCATCCGAGGAGTTCTTAGATGGTATAATTTACGTGGCGTGTGATTATATACGAGAAGGGCGACAAAATACAAACGAACCCGGTTTAATGGGCAAACTGGAATTTAGATATAGCTACTCGGCGGACTTTCAAGAAGCGGAAGACCCAAAAAAATGGCTAGAAGAACATCGCGAGAAAGATGATAACAATCTCATCATGTATGTAATCAGGAATAGAAAGAGTGTAGAAAGTTATAAACATAAATATCTACTAGAAAGATTGGTTAACATCTTATCTTTTTGTTTATTAAACGACTAGGTTCGGATGTCTGTTTAATATGAATATTATGATACGAAAAATCAAACGCCGGAAACCTCTCCTTTATTTGACGAGAAATTGAACTCGCTTCCATAGTTCGGGGCACTCCACTACAAACGGAAATTCTCTCGATCTCTAGAAGCCTATCTTCCATATTAACAAATATGCGAAGAGATTCACCTGAAGCGCCCGCATCCTCCATGGTTTTATACATCTTGAAGGATGCTCCATCGCTTAAATGGAAATTTTTAGATCCACCTATCTCGGTGATATTAATAGTTCGATCTTTGGTCAGTATCCAAACAACCACTAGGAGAAATAATAATTCGATCATTAATATAGTGATATATTTTAAAAATCATCATCGTTAAAATCAATCTTATCGACTTCATTTAAGCTGGTGGTACTTCCAAGTTTTCCATAATCTCCGACACGCTTTTCAAAGAAATTTGTCTTTCCATCGAGGGATAAGTTTTCCATGAAGTCGAACGGGTTCTTAGAATTATAAATAATAGGGACACCAATCTGCTTCAATAAACGATCACTGACAAATTCAATATACTCACTCATCTTTTGAGAATTCATACCGATCAACGAACAAGGTAAAGCGTCGATGATAAAACTCTTCTCTATTTCAACGGCCTCGCGAACAATTTCGTGAATTCTCTCTTTTTGTGGTTTTTGTTTTAACATATTAAAAAGTTCAACGGCAAATTCCTGATGCAGACCTTCATCTCGAGAAATTAATTCATTAGAAAAGCATAAGCCGGGAAGCAATCCTCGCTTTTTCAACCAGAAGATAGCGCAGAATGAACCGCTAAAGAAAATCCCCTCAACACAAGCAAACGCAAATAGACGTTCGGCGAATGAATTACTTCTATCAAACCACTTCATCGCCCATGATGCTTTGCGTTTTATACACTCAATTTCGTTAATTGCTTCAAATAATTTCTTCTTTTCGGCCGGGTCTGTCACGTATGTATCGATCAATAGACTATATGTTTCCCCATGAACCATCTCATTGTGTTCTTGGTACGCATAGAAACTACGGGCTTCCGGGTATTGAACATCACTCGCAAAATTGTTGTTTATATTTTCAAAGACAATACCATCCGATCCGGCAAAAAAAGCTAAAATATACTTTAAAAATCTTTTTTCGTTTTCAGATAGTTTGCTCCAATCGTCCCTATCTTTAGAGAAATCAATCTCTTCCGCGGTCCAGTTTGATAATTGTGCCTTTTTATACATAGACCAAAGATTTTCATGTTTAATTGGGAATACAGTAAATCTATTCAAGGTTGGATATAACATCGGTTCAAATTCCTCCTCAGTAAACTCTTCAAATTTAAAAAAGTTACCAATACGACGATCGTCTAAAAATACCTGAGGATAACTATCAAAGTTGCCCCCGCATAATTCCTTCAAATCTTCCTTTTCGATTTTGATTTTTTCAAATTCTAAATTTTGTGTTTGACATAACTGAACAGCTTCGTCACAGTAAGAACATCCATCCTTGGAATAAATTTTAAAACCCATTGAGTGTGTTAATATCGCTGAATATTTTTTGCTGTAAAATTTTAAGCAGGATGAACATTTCAAATATCGTCAAGGGTGATATTAAAACAAACGATATTGTGAAGATACTCGTAAATGAAGATGGAATAGAAGATCACCTGTATGGTGTTGTTGCCATGAACACCGGAAATACATTGGGTGTTAGATATTTGTGTCCAATTGAAGCCACGTATAAATCCGCGTCTGTGTATGAACTTGAAGCCGACGACGGCGATATGAATCCTGTTCCGTACGAATCCCTTACCGAACATTATCCGTCTGGTACCACGTTCGACGACCTGGAATTCAAATGTATAGATTCCGAGAATAAACTATATGCCCCGTTAGAAGAAATCGATATCGAAGATGACGATGACACCATCTACGTACACGTGGATAACTCGGATACCGATAGTGAATTCGATGACTTCATTGTACCGGACGATGAGATCGATGGAATTGTATGTCCCCCGCCTGGACATGAGACAATCGACAAAGATTGGGAAAAATGGAATCCAACATCCCCAGGAGCTAAGAGTTTCAAAAGTACCGTCGATGCGATTGAAATGCATGCCAGACTACACGCGGATAATCTAAACTGGCAACGTGCATCGTCTGCCTAAGTTATTTCATCGAAAATAAAAAGTCATACAAAATCATGAATACTCTGGCTGCTATATGGTCCGATTTGGACAATAATCTATTCATCAAGAAACCAAAAGAAGAAAAGCCAGTAAATATACATGTATGTAAAGAATGTAACGGTACAAAAATTTTTGGACCGGACAGACTACCCGTTTGTAGTGAATGCGGATTAATCGATGACTCATTTATTGATGATTCGCCCGAATGGACGAGTGGCTTGACAGACGATGGGAGAGTAAATGATCCATCGAGGTGCGGAAACCCAAATGCAAATCCAGAATTATTTTCAGATTCATGGGGAAAAGGTACGATAATTTCTACATACAGGTCATCAAATTATGAAACGAAAAGAATGGCGAAAATTAGTTTCCATATGTCAATGAATCATAAGGATAGATCATTATATCATGCGTATCAAGATATTGAAGAAGCGTGTTCTCAGTCTATCCCTGATTCAATTTTGAAAGATGCGAAAATAATGTATCGTCGTTTCAACTGCGAAAAATTAACGCGTGGAGCTATCCGATTGGGCATAAAAGCCAACTGCGTTTTATATGCTTGTAGGTTAGCTAACGTCTCCCGAACAACGAAAGAAATTGCCGATCTATTTGGCATACAATCAAAGGATATTAGTAGAACAACCCAAATTTTCAAAGATACAATAATGGGGAAAACAGAAAAAAATTACGTAACTCGTCCGTACGACGTTATGCCAAGACTACTTGGCTCTTTTGAATACACACGCGAAGAAAGATACAAGTGTAACCAGATATGTGAAACGTTGAAAGACTGTGTTGATCTTATGAGCAAAACTCCAAATAGTATTGCATCCGCAATTATATTGGTCGTTTTGGGTAAAAAATATTCAAAATCCACTATTTGTGAGAAGTGTTCCGTATCCGTACCAACACTAAATAAGATTGAAACTATAATCAAAAAGCATTTAGAGTTTAAAGGTTTTAATACATAAATAAACATGTC